ACTGAACCTGTTATATATACGTTTGAACCTGAATCAATTAAGAAACCTGTTCTTCTTGATCCCACTGCCGTACCTGTTCCAACTGCGAACACAACTGATTGTGCGTCTTCTTGGTTTGAACCTGTTGCGTTAAATCTACCAAAGAATGCTGAACCACCATTTGTACCTGTTGTATGTGATGCCGATACTGCTAAGTTATTACCATATATAATGGATGATACTAAGTTTGAATTTGATGATGAAACAAATGATGATGATATAATATTGTTATTACCACCAATCAAGTTATTGTTAAAGTTTCTTGCTATGTTTGATGATTGTGAACCTGAAACCCAAATTGCGTGTCCTGTAGCATTATTACCGCCAAGGAATGTATTGTTACCAAATGAAACGTTATTGTTAGTAATGTTTGAACTACTTACGTGGTTATTAATTGTAACAGGTGAGTTATTTAAATTTGAAGAATAAGTGATTGAACTACTAATATGGTTTAAGGTAACACTAGTACCATTAACTATATTTGATGATATTGATGGTCTTTGATTTGTTACAAAGTTTTGTGTTGATGTTACACCACCATTATTAACAATGTTTCCTGCTACTGATTGAACTGAACCACTATTACTATTAATAGTTAAACTACCACCAAATAATGTATTATTTAGTATAATTGGATGACCACCCGCCAAAGATGATGTTGTAAAGTTCATTAAAATACTTGAACCATTACCTAAAATATTGCTTGTTAATTTCGGGAATAATAATGAACCCGTGTTTAAGTATATACCTGAACTATTTCCATTAATAGTATTATCTGAACCTGAAATATAACCTTGTTGGTCAACACCACCACCATTACCTGTTGCTCTTAATTGTGGTAATGATACTATGTTATTTGAACCTGTGATTCTTAATGAACCTGTATAGTTTGCTTGTGTTGCACCAGGTCCACCTGCTGCTGGATTTTCACTCCAACCTTTAATTATATTAACTTGTCCCGCTTGTGAACTTGTTAAATATAAATCTGTATTAACTGTGGTATTATTTGAAATGGTTGATAAACTTCCACTTCTAACAGTTAATGAACCTGTGATACCAACATTGTTTGTTGTGTTCCAAACACTACCTGTTAGTGCGAATAAACTATCCCCACTTGTACCTGATGTACCTGCGGTTCCACTTGTTCCCGATGAACCAGCAACACCTGATGTACCACTACTGCCACTACTTCCTGATGTACCTGAACTACCACTATCTCCTGAAGTTCCACTTGTACCACTACTTCCTGCTTGACCCGACGTACCTGAAGTTCCTGATGTACCACTTGAACCTGAAGAACTATATTGTCCTAACGCTATTGCCACATTTGCATAAGTATCATATTCAGTTATACCTTGTGTATTTACTGTTAATATATATGAACCTGTGTTTTGTACTATTGAACTATTAACCCAATCAATTACACCAGGATAGAATGTACCTGACTGATATAAAGAACCTGAAACATTTATTACTGATGAGGATACTACTAATTCATTACCTGCTACAATATCAATACGTTCAACTGAACCGTAATTATCAACCTTAACATATGTTTGGTCATCACCCAAGAATATTTGACCACCACTTCCTGTGATGTGTGTATCGGTTGGTGATGTATTATATACTTCCAAATATCTTGCGTCAGTTTGATTTGGTTGTAAGAATAAACTTCCTGTACCTTGTATATTAGTTACACCTAATGAACCTGTTACGTTTAATTTACCAGTCCATCCATTATGACCAACATTCACATTACCCTCACCACCATCAGCGTTAATATATAATGTTCCACCATTTAATGATGAGAAGTATAACGCACCTGATACATTGTCGGTTGATACAAATGAATTACTTGGGAAAGATAAATTCCCTTCAATTATTTGACTACCGATAAAAGTGTTTGAACCTGTGGTTGCGAAAGAACCAGTATCAACCGCACTTCCTGTAATTGGTGAACCATTAACAGTGAATGAACCTGAGATGTTTACCGCAGTCAAACTCATCTGTAAAGGTGAATTACCACCCAAACCATCTTGAATAGTTTGAAGTGACGATGTTAGTCCTGTTGTACTATCAGTTAATTTTAATAATCCTTGATAGGATTCTGATACGTATAAATTAGTTAATTGACCCATTTTATATTATGTTTTTTGTTTTAAGTGTTTTTCCAATCTGTATTTACATTCTTCCATAACTTAGCGAGTTCGTACCATTTTTTATTTACGAATGGTAATTCAGGTAAGTCACATCTGTTATAGTCAAATGGTTGTGTTATTGTTAAGTTCAAAGTCCATCCCGCTAACACCGTTTCATATCTTTCTAAGAACGGTGATACATTAGAACCCCATACGCTTTCATATTCTGATAAATACAACACAGTAAAGATGTCCTTACATATTTCTAACGTATCATTCATTACATCTGTCTGATTTGAATAATCATCATCCAATGTGTCAGCAATAATAATCTGAAAATTGTATGTCATTTCATTCTGTGCTAGTGTGGCAATATCAGGTATAACATACATTCTTGTATATAACGGTTCAACCTTTGTTTGAATATCGTTTGTTAATTGTTCAAGGTCACCATAACCAAATGAATTGATTTGTAAGTGTGCGTCTGCTATTTCCTCAAAGTCATTAATGATTTGTTTGTAATTAACATAGTTAACTGATGTTGGTAATGTTAATCCTGAGAATGGTAGTACACAAGTATTGTAATCAAATGGTTGTTCTATTGTAAGGTTGAGTGTCCATCCACCTAAGATTGTTTCAAATCTTTCTAAAAATGGTGTGGCATTTGGACCCCATAATGGTTCATAGTCTATACTAAATCCTCCAAACTCTGCTGTATATGATTGGTATAAGATGGTGAATATGTCCTTTGTTATTTCCAACGTATCAGACATTACATCTCTTTGGTTGGTTAGGTCATCATCAATTTGGTCCAATATAATAATTGAAAAGTTATAATCTAATCTATTCTGTGCAAGGATAACATCACCAGGTACCACATACATTTTTGTATATACAGGTTCCTGTTTGGTATCTATATCGTTAGTTATTTGCGTAATATCACCAAACCCAAAAGAATTAATCTGTGGGTGGTTAAAAGCGATACCACTTAAATCTTCTACTATTTGTTTAAAATCAACCATCTATATTGAAATATAAAATTTTGTTTAGTGAACTATGAAACGTGACCTCTCGCCATTCTTTCTATTTTATCAATCTCATTTTGTTTTTCTATCATATATGATAATTGATTAAGTACTTCTAAGATTGTTTTATTAATAATTTCTGAATGTCTTGTAATATCATCTGAGCAAACTCTGTTGAGAATGACAAACCATCCAAATCTTTTCGTAAAACTATTCTTTTCCATATCAGTTTCCTCATCTTCCATAGCACGCTTAATTGAATCCAACTTATCTTCATCCACATCTTCAAAGATATTGGGGTATAGTTTGAATAAATCCTTGCGAATTGAGTAAAAAAAAACTGTGCCCCTAACGCCACCTCAATATCTAATTTGTTTTTAAAGAGTTCGGACCGTTCCTCCATTGTGTTCTGATTGTACTTTTCTATTTCAAACTTGTGTTTTGACTTGGAACTTGTAATTGGTCTGTAAAGTATTGCGGTTATAATATGTAAATAATCCAAGACCTCATCAGGTTTCTTTGTCATTAGAGTGTCAAGATCCGCAAACTCACCAAACGACATCTTCTTCCAAGATGGAATGAATCCATACTCAATACCATCCAATGTGAACTTATCAAGAAAACCTGGTTTATCTAATGGTAAGATTTTATATATCTGTTCAAATACATATCCAACTTTTTCCCTATCGGCTTCCAATAGTTTGGTCATATCAGCACCTGTTACAATACTGATTAACTTTGCTGCGAAGTAGTCATCATCAAATAAATCTTTTACCTTAAAGACTTTTACATAATCGTTAATTGTTAAATGTGTTGGAATCTTATATTCCTGTCCTTCTAATTCAAATGTTACTTTATTCATATTATACAAATGCCAAGGAATATTTCCCTGTTGTTTTACTATTCTTTATTTCAAAATACATCCTCATCATTAGTGCGTCAGATAAATCGGGTGACTTACCCAATACCTTCTTCATCTCATCTTTGGATTGTACTGATACCTTATTATCCCTATCAACATCTTTTAATTTGACTGCCAATAGTTCTTGTGTTATTTCATCAACAGTTGATGGTTCCATTATATTAATACTTATTTTCCCTTCTTTAAATAGTTCAGATAGTTTTACATAACATTGTGACTTTAAATTACTGAAGTTCTGTTTGTGTAATGGTGATGAGTTGTTAATAAAGTTGGTCCCTCTAATCTGGTCTGCTACACCTCCACCAACTCCATCAGAATCCACAATAACATTATTTGGATGTACTCCGTATTTCTGTATTAGTTCCCTTATTTCGGACGATAAATCTGTGGTTGATAACTTACTATACACAAGACATTCTAAGACCACCAGTCCACTCCAAACTACCGCCACGGACCTGTCACTACCAAACCTTGCTACGTCCACTGAGATATATTTCTTATCTGTTGGTTGTGGTGATAATTTAAACACACTACTTGATATTGAATCAAAGTCAAATATGTTATCTGATTCATCCATATAATTCCAATCACCTTCTAATAATCTCTTTCTTTGTTGTGGAGGTAATGACTTTAACATCTCAATATAAGATGCTGGTAAGTGTGGGTTGTCAAGGGGGAGTGCAGGAACAAACGCCATATTGTCTGGCAAGGTTTCCTGAATGTATGGGATATAGAAGACCTTCTTCAACCATACTTGGCCAGGATTGCAAGTCATTAACATCTTTGGTGCCAGACCATATTGGTCAAGTTTAAATCTGAGACGAGACTTTAAAATATTGTACGCAAGTTGTGATATTTGACTAGCTTCATCTACGAAGATAGCGGAAAGTTCTAATCCACCTAAACTGTCAAAGTTAGGATCACTTGGTTGGTACTGTAAATCTTTTAATACTATCTCAGACTTGTTTGTAAACGTTATGACGTTACTTTGTCCGTTATAGACATAATGTTCTGACGCCTTTAATCCCATTGATTGTAGGGTCTCAAATAAGGTATTGAGTGTAGTTAGTTTTAATTGTTGTAATACTGTTCTACCAATCAAACATCTAATCCCTGCGTATTGTAAACATAATGTACTAATCCATAAACATCCCAACCAAGATTTACCAGCACCAGCAGAACCTCCGTATAATACTTCGTTGGTTGTATTATCCATTAAGAGTTTCCAAGCGACTGATTGTTTCTTAGTTAAGTTTATGTCTACTTCCATATATATGTATATAAAATAACCAAAAACGAAACATTACTTTCGGTGATGGTAAATTTTTTTATTCTGTAATATTAATATTAATAGAAATAGTTTCACCATTTGAAGTTAAGTCAACTTTCTTTGGTGCTTCCATTCCTAATATCTTTGTTATGTCTCTTAGAACTTCTGATTCAATCCTTCTGTTACCTTGTAGTCTACAACGATTTAAAAGGTCATACAGACGATTTAATTGTTCGGTTAGTATTTCCTCTTGGTTCTGACTATATCGTTCCTTCAGACGGTTCCTAACATCCTTCCAAACGTTTTCTGCTTGTCTTGTTGTTACATCATATTCTTGTGCGAATTGTTTCTTAAATTCATCATATGATTTTTTCTCATATAACATTAACTCAAAGGCTCGTTCCATCCTTTGTTCATATTCTATTTCGTTTGCTTTGTTTTCCTTGCTCATAATATTCCTATGTTATTTAAGTGATTGGTAAATTTTCTTGCTTGACCTTTACCACATCCTCCACAGTTAAATATAAATTCTTCACCAAAGAGTGCCTGATATACTTTTTGAATAAATTCTTTCTTGTCTTCTT